AAGTTTTTCAGGAATTGCAGACGCAACTATTTTACCTAAATTAGTCAAAAATATTACACAAGATGCAAGTGGTGCTTCTTCTATACCTGCATCTTATGATCCTTCAGAGTTAAAAATAGGCGATAGTACATCTACTGCAGATGTAGGAACATTCAGTGTGTTATTAAATGTGCCAGAGGCAAGTAACTCTATGTTATTTGTAGGTTGTGTTTTAACATCACTTACTTTAAGTGGAGATATTAGTGAAGAATCAGGAAGAATTAAAATGTCAGGAACTTTTAAAACTGGATCTAAACCAGATTTTACAAGCAACTTAAACCCAACAAGCACAGCTCACTTTAATACAAACTATTTTGCAACAGATTATGGAGATGACGCAGATACAAATGCAGTAACAGTTATTGCAGGTGTTGCAGATCCTATTCTAAAATCATTTAGTTGTACTATTGAGAACGATGCTCAATTTATGGGATTCAATGCAGCAGGTAACTTTCAAATTATTGCAAGAGCTTTACCAGAAGCATCTGTAACATTTGATTCTGTAATTAAATACGACGCAGATACAGACGGCTTAGTTGCTTCTTTTGAAGGGCAATCATCATCTACGGTAGCAAACACGCTAACTGCAAAAGATAGTGTTACTAGAAATGTAGATTTCTCAATACCGAAAGCAATTATTACAGATGTATCTTTCTCAGAAGAAGAAGCGATGTTCTTGTCAGTAAGCACAAGAGGTGTAGCAGGTACTTCTGGAGATTTAGTTGCTATCACTATAGAGTAAACAAATAAAGGATAATCAATGTCTAAAAAAATAACACTTAAGAGTGGCGTTAAAGCTACACTTATAGAAATGTCTGTAGATAGTTTTGATAAATGTATGGATTCTATACGCTTTGAAGAAGTAGACGGACAGTCAGTAATTAAAAATCAATTTGCACTAAGTACACTATGGATTAGAAATGGCGTAGACGGAGCAGATGATAAGTTTATTAAATCTTTATCTATAAATGATAGGGTAGAATTACAACTAGCTATTCAGGAATACAATAGCTTGGGGGAATAGAAACCCTCTCACTAGAATTAAACATATTAATAGATGATTGGTGTGAGGGTTGTAAATATTCTACCTTTCCATATAAAGCTAAGTTACCTCTAAAAAAGAATAACAGCGTTCACACCTTTACATCTATGGACGATGTATGGTTTGTTATCAATTTATTAAAAGAAGAATTAAAAGAACATAACGCAACATCAGAAAAAAAGTTTGAATTACATCAAACAATCAAATCACATTTACCATTTTTTGCTTGTCCTAATAATTTTATAAGCAAAGAATATCAACGAGATATACAACGATATACTTATTGTAAAAAAATGAAAGTACCGCCATACGAAGGATCATACGGAAATCAACCAAAAAAGTGGATTGATAAGTGCAATGTTATAGAAAAAATGTTAAATTATATTCAATCAAAACAATATAATAAAAAGAAAAATGGCTAAAAGATACGAAATAGAATTAAAATTTTCCTCTCCAGGTGCAAAGCAATTAAGACAAGCATTAGACGCCTTAGCAGCTGCTCAGGGTAGATTAGCAAAAAAACAATCATCGCTAAATACACAGGGCAAAATGGCTCAAAAAAACACGGTAAAATTAATACAATCTCAAGAAAAACATCGTCTAGCATTACTTAAATCACAGAAACAAATTGGTAAGCTGAATTTGCAGTTGCAAAAAATGCGTATGCAAAACAAAGCGTTAGCCGAAAAATTGAAAAAAAGTACAGTTGCAACAAATAGATTCAGAATTGCAACTGCAGGACTACAAAGAACAGTTGGTGCAATTAGAAATCAAATACTTCTATTTACATTTGCATTTGGTGGATTGATAGCGTCTTTTAGAGGTGCAGTACAAACATCTATGCAATTTGAAGCAGTTAAAGTAAGACTGAACTCTATGTTTGGATCTGTTGAAAGAGGAACAAAAGCATTTAACACATTCAACAAAGTAGCAGCAACCACTCCATTTACATTAAGTGATGTTGTAGAGGCAGGAGCTGCATTAACAGCATTTGGTACAAACGCAGAAAAGATGATTAAACCAACTGCGGACTTAGCAGCGTTTATGGGTGTATCTGCTACTGAAGCAGCACAAGCACTAGGTAGAGCATTTGCAGGTGGTGCAGGTGCAGCAGATATTCTAAGAGAAAGAGGTATTTTACAACTAATTCGTGACTTCAAAGGAATAGACGATTTATCTAAAGTTAGTCTACCAGATTTTAGAAAAGCATTAGAAGAAACATTGCTTGATCCTTCGGCAGGTATTGCAGGTGCTACAGACAGACTTGCACAAACAATGACTGGATTAGTTTCCAATATGTCAGACGCATTTACAAGAATGAGTGCTGCTCTTGGAGATTTAATAAATATGCGAGGGGTTGTAAGCACTTTAACAAACGCATTTTCTGGATTAGCTAAAATGTTTACAGAAATGGGAGAAACAACATTAGAAACTTCAATAAGAGAATTAGGCGAGTTAGGAGATGCTGCTGTAGAGTTAAGACTTGAAATGCTTAATCTTAGAATGCAGTCATTAGAATTAGATGCTACTGAAAGAAAAACAACATTGGATAGCAACAAGATTAGAGAAGCAATAGTTGCAAGTGATTCTATGAGATTGGATATGACTAAAGATTTAGCAAATCTTCAGTTAGATATTTTAAAAAATCACGGAGGAGAAGAAAAGATTTTAGAAAGAATTTCAGCTATAAATGGAAGTCTTTCTATTGGATCGCAAAAACGAAGTGATTTGCAAACAAAACAACTTGAAGATGAAAAAAAAGAATTAGAAGCTTTATTAACCAATGTAAATCTTTTGAGCAAATTAGTATCTGACGAAAAAGCAAGAAAAGCTGCATTGGAAGAAAATTTGAATTTAGCAACATTGTATGAACAAATTCAAAGACAGATATTAGGTTTATCAGCTTCTATAACAGAAGAAACTAAAAACTTAGCAAAAGAATTAAAACTAACAGAAGAGCAAACAAAAACAGTATTAGAGGGAGAAAAGCTGCGATTAGAAACGAGAGAACAGTTATTTAGTGATCACTTTAATAAAGTGTTAGGTATTGCACAAAAAAGCATAGATCAACAAAAACAAGCAGAACTTTCTGCTTTAAGAGATACTGACAAGTTTAGAAGAGCAAGTGCAGAAGAACGACAAGATATGGAAAAAGATGCTCTTAAAAATTTACAAAATCAACAAAATACAATCTTTAAAATCAATCAAGCGAATGAAATAATCAAAGTAATCTTAAGTTCTATGGCTACTGCAAGTAAACTAAAAGATATGGCTGAAGAATTAAAGGGTGTAGCAACGGCAGCTTTTGCAGTTGGTAATAAAGTTGGAGGTACAAGAGCAGCTGCAGGAGCAGCAGCATTGAGAGTTCAGCGTGGACTAGTTATTGCATCTGGTGCAGCACAAGCAGGATTATTAGCAGGACAACAACCTCCACAATTTGCTCGTGGTGGATCTTTTATTACAGACGGACAACAAAGCATTACGGTAGGAGATAATCCTGGTGGAAGAGAACGAGTAGATATTACACCATTGTCTACTCCAGATTTTGGAGATGCAGGTGGTGGTAGTTCTATTAATGTAAATATAATGGGTAATGTAATTGGCACACAAGAATTTGTTAGGGATAACTTATTACCTGAAATAGAAAATACTATCAAAAGAAATCTAGCATAATGGCTTTATCTGGAAATACTAATTATAATACTGTTTTAAGTAATTTTTCTACAACAACTGGATTGAAAGAAGAATACTTATTTGAATTTAGAAATCAAAATTATCCTGCTCCAACTGATCCTCAACCTGCAGACACTTCCAACTTTATTATTAGATTAGCAACTGCAGATGTGCCACACTCAAGTATTAGCGATATGAAATATCATGGATTTATTACAAACTTACCTTCTATTAGAGAGTCAATAGATTTAGAAAAGTCTACATCTTCTGTGAGTAATGTGACAATCAGTTGTGCAAATGGCACATTGTCAAACTATAATAAAACTTTAGCAGAAGAAATATATTCGAGTAGTGGGAGTAGAAATTACATAAATCGTCAAGTAATTATTTATTCTAGGATTGAAACTAAAACTTTACAAATATTTGACGGCAGACTAAAAGAAGTAAAATTAAAAAATTCTGATACGGTTGATTTAGTGATAGCAGTTCAAGATCCTATTGAAAATATTTCTATTCCAGAGTATCAGTCGAAGTCAGGTAATTATTATCCTATATTATATGGAGAGGCAACTCCTGAAACCTCAACTGTGTCTAATCCAGATTTTGTAACAGATGCCAGAGTATTTCCAGTCCAAGTAGATACTTTGAATAATGATGTATTTAATTGTTTGTTTCATCAAGCTGAGACATCTGACGCTAGATTACACTACCCCATACAAGATACATTTAATTCTACTGGATACCCAATGTTCGTTCCTTTAGATGACACATCGAGTAATTCAACTTATGATGATTATGAAGGTGCAACAAACGACACAGATAGAAATGTGATGAGAACTGATTTAGATTTAGAAAGAAGTTATTTAATTCGTCCACAAACAGTTACTAATCCTGGAAATGATGCAGGTAGTAGCAATAGCACAGGATTAACAATAACTAATGTTGAAAATGCTTATGATTCAACTGGTACTGGTACAGTTGCTACTTTTTCTTTTAGTTCAGATGCAACTGAAAGTTTAGGTGGCACTTACATTATTACAGATTTACCTAAAGAGGTACACGAAATAACAGCATTGAAATTTAGTTTTACTCATCAGGTAAGTGCATTTCAAGAAAGAGACGGAGATTTAATTATTACATTAAGAGTTCTAGCTTATTGGAACGACTCAAGTAGTTTTCAACAAGTACAATACACGGCTACACAATCTAATACTACAACAGAACTTGACTTACTAAACACAAGTTTATTTTCTTCTAGCTTAAAAACTATGCCTGACAAAATAGAGTTATTTATTAGTTTTGCAAACACTCCTGATGATCCTGGTGGTGGAACAGCAGACGATTTTAATACTGCTACTTTATTAGTTAAAGATATTTTCTTAGAAGTTGCAGCAAAAATAACACAACCAACTGCGTCTGATGATACTGCAGATAAATTATCTAAAAATAGTGCAGTCACAAGTGTTAAAAAACTATATACTGGTGCAGACGGATTTGATAAGTCTTTTTCATCTGGAACTGCATCATTAATTCACGATATGCACAGAGATTTATTACATAGATTTGTTGGTGTTACTGACACTCCAGACGGATATAGTGATTTAAACTCTGCAAGAGCAAATTGGTTTTGTTTTTATTATACAAACAAACAAGAACAGTTGAAAAAATTATTGGAAAAATGTCAAAAAGAAGGTGGTTTTATTTTTAGATTTCGTCCTTCTAATGGCACTCCACAATATATACATATAGCTAATAGTCCTAGCGTAATTCATACAATAGATAAAAATGATATAACCAATACAACCATATCTATAACTCCTTTTGAATCTTTAGTAACAAAAAGAATTGTAAAGTTTGATAGAAATCCAATTACAGATAAACCTATACAAGAAATTACTTGTACAGATACAACAAACAACCCTAGATCTACATATAATATTGCCACTAAAGAAAACATCAAAACTCACGAGCTTGAAATATTAAGAAATAATGTAGGCGATGCTAATATGGGCGGAAATAAAAATAACGGTTTTGCTAATTACTATAATGCAATAGAGGGAAATCCTAAATTAATTATAGATACTGAAATTATAAATCCTGGAAGTAGTGGTGGCAGCTCTCACTTTTATTTAATGGAGGTTGGAGATATATGTGCGTTCGATCATACAAATCAAATAGTTGCTCCGTTTGGAGAATCTTTTAATGGAAAGAAATTTATATTAACATCATTAACTCGAAAGCCAGGAAGTTTAAAAGTGTCTTTGAGAGAAATATAAAAAGGATTAAATTTTATTATGCCAATATCATCAGTAAAATTCGGAGAAGATACAAACGGAACTAATACTGGAAATTACACACCCAGTCAAAATCCTAACATAGGAACAGAAATATCTAAAAAATATGACGGTATCGTAGTAAAAAAATCAGTAGGTGGCGAAACTTATACTTTTGCTAATCATGAATCATCAAGAAGGCAAAGAAGATTAGTGTACGAAAATATAAGCGAAACAAATAAAAACTTATTAGTAGCATTATTTGATTTTGCCAAAGGACAAAAGAACTCTTTTCATTATACAGAAACTGGGAATTTTTCAGATAGCTTTGAAGTTCGTTTTGTAAACAACAAATTACCAGTATCAGAAACAGCTTATAATGTGTATCGTGTTGAAATCAACATTGAAGAGCAATTATAAGAAATTTTTCTTCTTAAAATACCCCTACAAAGCCATAAAAACACTCTTAATAGCATATCATAAGCGAGATAAAACAAAGTGGTATGAACACCGTAAATAATGCTTTATTTTGAATTTAGATAAAAAAATTCTAAAATATTGTTTGTTGCGATGTTCTTTCTTCAATTAATTGCAAATAAGAGTGATTTAATTCAATTCCAATCCATTTTCTAAATAAATCTTGTGCTACTGCAGCAGTTGTTCCAGATCCCATAAAACAATCTAAAACAATATCTCCTTCATCGCTACCAGCTTTTATACAAGTTTCTACAAGTTTTTTTGGAAAAGTAGCAAAATGTGCTTTTTTATATGCGGTTGTAGTTATCTGCCAAACAGATCTTTTGTTTTTTCCTTTTTTTAAATTTCCTGCAACAAAAGATTGTGCTAAGTGCTTATTATAATCTTTTCTCAATCCTTGATATGTTAATCTGCCTTTTTGCATTTTCTTATAATCTCTTTCTGCTTTTGGCGTTCCTCTTTTTATTGGCTCAAATATTTGATTAAATTTATAGATTGGTTTTTTTGACAAAAGAAAAATATACTCATGGGCTTTTGTAAATCGATCTTTAACACTTTCTGGCATAGGGTTTGGTTTACACCAAATAATATCTTGTCTTACAATCCAACCCCATTGCTGCAATGCAATAATTAATCTTTGAGGTATTAATGCAAGCTGCTTGTCTTTTTGTAAATATTTATCTCCAATATTAATCCACAAAGTGCCATTGTCTTTCAAAACTCTGTGAACTTCTGCAAACACATTTACAAGATTCTCTATGTATTCATCAGATGTTTTTTCAAGTCCTAATTGTTTATTATTTTTTTCGTAATTACGGAGATCGTAATACGGAGGAGAGGTAATACACATTTGAATAGATTTGTCAGGCAGCTCTTTTATTTTATCATTAACATCTCCAATAAGAGTATAATTAACTTTCATCTTTTTTATCTTCTAGACTACGCAAAATTAAATTTTCTCTGATCTTATTGTTGCGTTTTGCTCGTTCTTTAAGATTGTTATTCTCTTCTTTTAAAGTTTTTAATAAATCTTTGTATCGTTCTGCTATTTCTTTATTTATCATAATTTAATGGGGTAGCCGTAGCCAACCAGGTATTTGCATAAACTTATTAATAAAGAGTAAGCTCCTATATTTAATTGTTTATATATATACCAAACTACCCCAGTTTGTTAAAATGGTAATTCGTCTTGAGTTAATGGTTTTTTTTCTTCTTTTGGTTTAGGAATAGACACTTGCAAACCAAAATATTTTTTACCGCCTTTGCTTTCATTAACCCAAGCAGATATATTATACAATGTTCCTGCTACATTAATTTGCCCAGTATAATCAGGGTGTGTTTCTTTTTCTTTCTTTTCGTTTTTAAAGATAGATCCCTTGTTTTCTTTGTGTTCGTAAGCCATTATTTTAACCTCCAAGTGTATGTGCTTCTTCCTGCTGATCCTAATACTTTCATGTGCGTTTTGACAAGTTTTTCTTTATTTGATAAATCAGTAATTGCTCTGCGTATTGATGTTAATGGTGTTTGATCGTTAATTGATTCATTGTCAATTAAAAACTGCCATACATCGTATGCAGATAGATTGTCGTTAGGATATGTTTGGAATACTGCTAATGTTAATTGTTCTTGATTAGCTGCTTGCTTCATGTTTGTTTTTAACAAACTTGCTTTTTCATTTGTTGTGTTATAGTACATTTTACCTTCCTTGTTTTTGTATTTAAGACAAAGCGATACTATTGCGTTATAAACGCATTGATGTAATTTTGCTATAATCATACTAATTAATCGTCACAATTTTCGCAATGTTTCCAAGTTGGATTGAGTCCAATATATTCTTGTTCCGTCACTTGTTTAGGATTAGAAATTGCTCTATGAATCTCCAATGCAACATTTTTGATTTCAGGTGGCAATTTTCTAACATAGTGACTATCAAAAATATGTTTTAGCACTTCTGTTTCCTTTGGATTTAACTTTAACATCATATCGTTACCTCAAATATGGTTTTCTTTGGTTTTAGTTTCGTAGATGATTTTGCATTATAACTTTCTAATTCTTCGTCAATGTTATAACATTCTTCTCCTACATTTTGTAAATCTATTTTCATAGCGTCTATATTTTTATTCTCGTGGAAAATATAAATATTCTGACTTGCTCGTCCTGATAGATTTAATCCTTTTTCGCTATATTCGTTTGCTCCTACAAGCGAACTACTTCTACTTGCAATATCTCCTACTCTTGCAGAGTGTATGTGTCCAGATATGATGTAATCTATCTGCACACCTCTACCTGCGTATCTACCTTTTATTTGATTGACACTTTTTTCGTATTGCGTAGTAAAACTTCCGTTTCCGTGTAATAATAATAAGTTTTGTCCTGCGACATTGATTACTACTTCCGTAGGATCATCAACTACAAACTGCACATCAGTTGTTTTAAAATAATGGCGTAGTATCTCAAAGATAACAAAGTCGTAATTGTCTGACGCCATAAAGTCACTCCAACCCCAGTCTTGTTTTAATCTACTTTCGTTTCCAGTCACACAAGCAACTGACACGGAATAATCTTGTCCTATATCAAATATAATTTGTTGTAATAAATCTACTGCAAGAAATACTGCTTTACTTCTATTGGTGGACATATTAAGCATTTCATCTAATCTTCTATCTGAATTTATTAAATCGCCAGTAATAGCAATTAATACATTATCTATATCATAGACTTTAAATATTTCTTTTGCTCTGTTTACATAGTGCTTTAAGCGTCTAGCAGCAATTTTGAAATCATAATTGTTATGAGGTAGGGAAACAAGTTCGTTAAAATGTGTATCAGATATTTGCAACACTCCAACACTATTACCTTGTTTGACTTTTTTAAATTTAAACTCTGAAAAATTCTTTTGTTGCAATAGTGCTTGAATATCAAATAATAAGTTATGTACTGCGTTTTCATATCTAGCGTGTTCCCTAAATGCTTTTCGTTCTATTCGATTTATATCTTGTGCAGATTGTTTTTGTTTAGCAAGTTTTATATTTTCTCTAACAACTTCTACATCGTTTTTTATCGGATAAATTGTTTTGGTTTTACAACTGTTGCATAAATACCTTTGCCTATAGTTCCCACCTGCACTTTTTTGCGTACCCTTTTTAATGAGATCCTTGCTGCCACAAGTAGGGCAAGATAAAAAATATAGTCCGTCTTCTGAAAGTTTCATTTAGTTAGTCTTTTAAATCCGTTACTATTGTTTACTAAATCTAATAAATCCTTAAATTCAAAGCAAACCATTACTTTTGAACGGTTTTTAGAGAATATTAGTAGTGGAGTTAAGTCCTCTGAATTTTCACACGCTTGATCATAGCACTTCCAAACATTTATTTTTTCTACCTTTTTACACTCTACTGCATACGGAAAAGTATCTCTACCTGCCTTAGATAATATAATATCCATACCACTCTCGCCCATAACTGCAGTCTTTATATCGTGTTCATTGATCCCAAGCTTTTCCATTATCATCTCTCTAACTTTGTTTTGGAAGTTTCTTCCTTTTGCTTTCGCACTACTTGGTTTCATTTAATTTTCCCCTCCCCATTGATCTGCCATTGCTTTTGCAACACCAGTAAAAGTTTTACTTCTATTTTTCTGTCTATCTTTTCCACCCTTATTATACCAATTACCAACTATTTTTGTTGATTGTATTTCTACACCCCATTGTTCTGCCATTGCTTTTGCAACACCCTTAAAGGTTTTACTGCTTTCCTTACTACTTCTTGAAAATCCTTTAAAGGAAGATTGTCCTCTTTTTTTACCACCAGTATTTGAGGGTAAAAAAGGTTTAAAATCATCAACTACTGTTGTAGGTTTTAACAATGGTAAATTCTTTAACCAAAGTCTTGTTGCTTTGCTATAAGGGTGTCCATATTCATAAGGCTGTATGGTTTGTGTATGTTTAGGCATTTCATACACTTTTGCAGATATAGGATTTTCTACACATATTTTTTCAATCGGAGCATTGTATAAATCCATAAAGAATTTTTTACCCTCTAATCCTAATTTATATCTTTCTTTATTAAGTTTACCTTTTGGATATAACCACCTTGCTCCTGCATTGCTTAGATAGGTGCATGGTGGGTGTGCGATCATCAAATCCCAATCATCATTAATAATATCCATAACATCTCCTTGATAGTGCCTATCTGATTTTGAATAGTATTCACTTTCGCACGGAAGTATGTCGCAGCTAATTGCGTCGTGTCCTTTTTTAAGAAACTCATCTCTAACAATACCGCTATATTCACAAGCTACTAATATTTTCATTTTTTGTCCTCATCTATAAACTCTCCTTTTACAATATCATCAATAATAAAACCAACTGTTTGATTACTATCATATTTCTTAAAGTTTATCTTCTTGATTTTTTCTATCACATTATTCCATTTTGTATTATTTTTATGCAACTCTTGTTGCGTCTTTAATAATAAATTACTCATTTGTACTCCTTTCTTGCTTAAATTTCTACTTTTGTTTTTATACAAAGACAAAAATATCTTTCCCAATGTTTATATCCTTTTTCGTTAAAATATCTCTTAGAAATATGTATTCCAAATTCTTGCATAAAACTATTTTTAACTAACTCGTATTTCATTTGTATTCCTTTCTTGGTTGTATTTGTTCATCACAACACGAAACATATAAATCTCTATATTCCGATCTTGTCTTTATTTTATTACATTTACCACATTGATA